GGGCTGATCACCCGTGGTGGCAAACCCATTTCGCGCCCAACGGGTTCGGCTGCAATTGCGGTGTGGAGACGTTAAACGAGCGCGGACTAAAGCGCCTGGGTAAAGATGGCCCAGACACACCGCCTAACGACGGTACCTATGAGCACGTCGATAACACCACCGGCGAAGTCGTCACCGTGCCCAATGGCCTGCAACCTGGCTGGGATTACGCACCAGGGCAAACCGCCACTGAGCGTGCGGTTGCTGCGCGCCTGAATCGGCTGGACAGCGTTGAAGCGACGATTGCCCGCGAGAACGTCGCGCAGCTGGTGGAAGCGCCGCTGTTCAACCGTTTCTTTAATGGCGAGATGCGCGGAGAGTTTCCGGTTGCCGTGGTGCCTGCGGTTGAGCGTCAGGTGCTTGGTGCCGAGTCGCCCGTGGTGCTGCTCTCTCAGCAGAGCCTAAGCGCCCATCGTGAGCGCCACCCGGAGATCGGCATCAACGACTACCGCCGCGTGCAGCAGCTACTCGATGACGGTGAGGTGTACCAGATGCCTAACGATCCTGGTCGTTTGATCTACCTGATCATTGAAGGCGTCACCTACCGCGCTGCACTCAAACGCACCGAAGACGGTAAGAAGAACTACTTTTTGACGCTGTTTAAAAGCCGCACAGACCAGCCACCGCCGGGAGCGGAGCGCTTGAGATAGCCGGAGCGATTGAGATAAGCAAAGGGGAGTAAAGCGGAAGTGTAGCCTGCCGCATGGGAGGCACCCATGCTAGCCCTCATCAACGCCCATTCAACAAGATGAATAAGGCGAAGGGGTCGGTAGCCATACCGAGGACAGGCACCATCAGTATAGGAGAGAACCATGGGCACCATCAACGTCAATAGCGGCGAAGTAGAGTGTGCTATTCAAAACCTGATCAACAAGGGCAACGACCTTACCGCGCCGATGAAGAGCATCGGTGAAGAGATGGTCAACCGCACCCAGCAACGCTTCCGCGATAAAGAAGTCCCAGACGGCACACCATGGAAAGATAACTCGCCTGTCACCAAGGCGCGCAAAGGCCATGGGCGTGTACTGGAAGGCGAAAGCAAAGAACTGGCCAAACAGTTCAGCTATAGCGCAGCGTCAGACAGCGTCGAATGGGGAAGCCTAATGGTCTACGCCGCCATGCAGAACTACGGCGGTACAAAAGCCGAGTTCCCCCACTTGTGGGGTGACATACCGGGGCGAGAGTTTATAGGCATGAATGATGACGATGGAGACGAGGTACTGGGTATACTGGCTGATCATTTGAGCGTGTAGGAACTAATCATCAACGTGGCCCTGTAAGCGCCGCTGAGGTATTACCCGCTACGTTGGCCTGACTTTCCCCCGCAAGGCGCGTTAGAACCGCGTTAGATTTTGTTTAAGATCACTTTCGCCCGGTTCACTGCGTATAGTATCGTCGTATAAATACAGAAGAATACTAAACTCAAGGGAACAGGGCGCGTATTGATGACTGAGGCAACAATAGAAATGGAACGCTTTCACTTGGTTTATGATGGCCCGGCGTTACAGGGGCACCAGATGGATGTACGGGCCTTAGCGCCTGCTCTTCTATCTGTAGGAAACCTGGTTGAGCAGGCCAATGAAGTGCTTAACGGCGATCGAGCTAAAGTTTATGTGAATGTTAATGCATCTTTCAAAACAGGCTGCTTTGGGATTGATCTTGATACAACCCAATCGCTTGTTCAAAGAGCATTGGATCTTGTCTCCTCTAACCCCGTTGTATCAATTTCAACGATTTGCACGTTATTAGGGCTTTCCGCTCGGGACGGGGTCAAAGGTGTTATTGCCGTCGTCCGCTGGTTACGAGGCCGCAAAATTACACGCATAGAGGTTCTAAATGACGGTATTGTTACCCTATACATCAATGATGAGCAGCTAAAAGTTGAAGAGCGAGTGCTGGCTCTTATTCAGGATTATAAAATCCGTAAGGCTTTAGAGGGAATGATTGAGGAGCCCTTGAATAATGAAGGGATAGAATCTGTCTCTGTGATGCCTCGCAAAGGCGCTGAGCCGGTGGTGCATGTAGAAGCTGATGAAGCTGCATACTTCCACGCACCAGCACCTGAAGACGAAATTCTCGATTCGCTGGAATACGAGACCAATCTTCAAGTCGCTAATGTGCCTTTTCATGATGGTCACAAATGGCGCTTCACAGAAGGTGGCGGCGGCAATACTTTCTATGCAGATATTATGGATTTCAAGTTTTTGGAGCGAGTGCAGCTTAACCAAGAAAGGTTCGCAAAAGATGACATCCTCAAGGCTAAAGTCAGGCGAGAGCAAAAAATGACCGCTCAAGGGCTGAAAGCAGAGTACTCCATTCTGGAAGTACTAGAGCATAGAAATGCGGCACCAAAAGTGCAGCTCGGAATAGACTTCGATAAGCAGTAGCCCGCACTTCCTCGCCAGAAAAACTCCTAAAGCGCTTTAAATCCACGCCCCGCCCTAAGCCCCCGATCATGGGGGCATGAAAACACACAGCCTTCACACCAAGCCCCGCGTCGCTGCCTGCGCTCTCCGAGTGCAGCTCACCGACGACAAAACGCGACTGATGCCTGCTGGCACCTTCCACGTACCGCGTGGGGCTGCAATAGGCTCAGGTCCTTGGAACCTCTCTGCCGAACAAGGCCAGGCGATTATCAGCCTCGCGGCTGCGCGCAGTACCGACATCGCCATCGACTACGAACACCAAACCCTCTACGCCGAGCAGAACGGCAAGCCTGCGCCTGCCGCTGGCTGGGTCGACCCGCGCTCATTGGAATGGCGTGACGACGGCCTGTACGGCGCGATTGCCTGGACGGCCGCCGCCAGCGCGGCCATTGATGCCAACGAGTACCGCTACCTCTCCCCCGTTTTCCCGTATGACGCCCAAGGCCAGCCGCTCGATTTGCTGCACCTGGGGCTAACCAACACCCCCGCCATCGACGAAGGTGCAGCGCAGCTTGCCGCTGCGCGCTTGTCGGTTACGCACGACACACCCGAGGAGATCGACCCCGTGAAACGTGAACAGCTGATTACCACACTCGGCTTGGCTACCGATGCCACCGACGAGCAGATCGACACCGCTATTGCCGCGCTAAAAGCCGGTGATGCTGATGCCAAGGCGCTACGCGAAGCGCTGGGTGCCAAAGATGACGCGAAACCAGCGGAAGCCGTGGCGGCCTTAAAAGCCTCCAGCGCCACTGCACCGGACATGAGCCAGTACGTACCGGTCGCCGTGTATCAGGAAACCACCCAGCAGCTCGCTGCGCTGAAAGCCAATAGCAACACCGCTGAGTTGGACGCATTGATCAAGGAAGGCTTGGACGATGGTCGCATCCCAGGTCAGGCCACCGCCGATTGGCTACGCGAAGAAGGTCTGGCGGCATGTAAAGCCCACTTGGCAGATGCCCCCAGCATCGCCGCGCTAAAGGCCACCCAGACAGGCGGCAAACCACCGGAAGGCACCACAGCGAAAGACGGTGAGCTAACGGAAGCGGAGCTTGCTGTGTGTAAGGGCATGGGCTTAACGCCGGAGCAATACCGCAAAGCCAACCCAGCCGCTAGCGCGTAAGCCGCTCGCGAATCATCCCTTTCAAGAGGACAACAACGTGACTGCGTTAACTCAAAACCGAAACACGCCGTACCGCGAGAACGTCAGCCGTAGCCACCCGCTCGCAGCCGGTGCGGTGGTGTTCGCTGGCGGCATCGTCACCATGGCCGTTAATGGCTTCGTCTCCGCTGGCTCTACCGCGAACGGCTTAATGGCTGTGGGTGTGGCCACGCACTACCAGGACAACACCACCGGTGATAACGGCGACCAGCACGTTGAGGTAAAGCGCGGCTGCTTCGTCTTTGCCAGCGCCACCGGCGACGACGCTATTAGCGATGCTGACCTCGGCTTTTACTGCTACCTGGTCGATGACCAGACAGTGGCGAAGACCGACGGCGAAGGTGCTCGCTCCGTGGCTGGCGTTATCGACGGCGTTGACGACTTTGGTGTGTGGGTACGCATCGACCCGACCAACGGCCCGGTAGCCAGCGCCTAATAGCTCCGGCGTCCAATAGATAAAGGACAGAACCACCATGAATCTCACTTCCGCCAATTTGCAGGCGCTGTTCAAGGCCTACAACACCAACTTCCAGCAGGGCTTTAGCTCGATGGGTGAACAGGGCGCGCTCTATGAGCAGTTCTGCACCATCGTGCCCAGCAGCACGGCCGTTGAGGTCTACCCGTTCCTGAAATCCTTGCCACGCATGCGGGAATGGCTGGGCGACCGGGTCATTCACTCACTGGAAGGCGCGGCTTTTTCGATCAAGAACCGCAAGTTCGAGTTGACCGAAGGCGTTTCACGCGACGTTATCGAGGACGACACCTACGGCCTGTATGGCCCGGTGTTTGAAGAATTTGGCCGTTCCAGCCGTGAACACCCTAATGAACTCGCCGTAGAAGTACTGGAGGCTAACCCCGAGTGCTACGACGGCCAACCGCTGTTCGATGCTGACCACCCCGTGCTGAATGCCGCTGGCCTGGAAGTCTCGGTTTCCAATGATATGGGCGGCGACGGTGACGCCTGGTACGTGATGGATCAGACCCGTGTGATCAAGCCGGTCGTGTTCCAGCGCCGCCGCGATTACAACTTCCGCGCACTGACCGATCTCAGCGACTCGAAAGTGTTCATGACCGACCAGTTCTTGTTTGGCGCTGATGCGCGAGTGAATGCCGGTGCAGGCCTGTGGCAACTGGCGGTGCGTTCACGCCAGCCGTTCAATGCCGAAAACTACGAAGCCGCTCGCAAGGCACTTCAAGCGATGAAAGGCGACTATGGCCGCCCGCTGGCCCTGCGCCACAGCCACACCATGGTGCCCAGCAGCATGGAAGGCGAGGCACGCGCCGTGCTGAACAACGCCATGAACGCCGCAGGTGCCACTAACCAGTGGGCGAACACCTCCCAGCTTGTGCTTAACCCCTGGTTAGCCAGCGCTTAACGGCACGTTAACCCGCCATTCGCAGTGCCTGCCCCGGCGGGCACTGCGCAACGGAGAACACCATGGCAGCACGCAAACAAACCACGACCGCCAAGGCGACTGAGCCGACACCTAGGAAGGTGACGGAAACTCCCACGCCCAACGATGCCGCAACACCGGACGCTGAGCAGATCTCGACAGATGGCGCACCTACCGAGATCCAAGGCGAAACCATCACTGGTGACGGCACCGGTAACTCACTGCCACCGATGGAGGAAATGCCTGGCGTTTTCGTGCGCACCAAGCGCCGAATTAAAAGCCGCCGCCGTGCTGGCTACCGCTTCAACCGCTCGGGCATGGGTATTGCCCTGGAACTGCTCAGCGAAGAGCAACTGACGCAACTGCGCGAAGACCCAGCATTAGAAGTTGAAGACTGCACCTTCCCGCTGGATGAAGCGACCAGCGAGCAGGAGTCCTGAGCATGCCCTACTGCACCTTGGCGGATCTTATTGAGCGCTTTGGCGAGCACGAAGTACTCGCCATCGCCCGCGATG